TCATCGCTCTGGGTATCTTCACCACCCTCAAGTTCGTCAAGCAAGGCGTCATGCGTCGGGCCGGGCATGAACACCGTGTTGTCACCTTCGCCGTGGGTGTGGATTTCCTCAAAGCCCATGTCTTCGGCCTTGCTCATGGCTTCGCCGGGGTTGTCAAACTTCATTGATTCCGGCACCTCAGCCATGTTCTCGGCGTGTTCGGCAAGGCTTTCAGGATCGGGGAGTTCGTCAACAACGGTTAGGGTGTCGTTGTTGAGTTTGTGACCAACCATTGTCTCGGTGGCTTCCCACCCGTCGTCACCGGGGCTATGCACTTCAATCAGTGCAGCCGGCGGTTCAATAGTCACGTCGCCGTCAATCTCCCCGTCTAACGGTTCATCGCCCTCTTCACGCACATCAACGACCATGCCATATGAGGCGCGGTCGCCTTCGCGGTCTTCACCCCATCGAACAAGGGTGTCTTCGCTCACGTCGGCTATGTCCGCCATGGATTCAGCATCATCCATAGCCCACTCTGGGGGATTGTCGAACTCCATTGCTAACTCCATAAGTCGGGCGTCGTGTTCCTCGTCATCAACACCACCACGGGCACCGAGTGACCACGCGGCGTCTACATTCCCGCGCCGAAGGTTGCCCTCGGCGTCAACCACGGGGTAGGAGCTTTCGCTTTTGGTGTCGCCCGGATAGAGATAGTGGGGTTCATAGCCCTCGTTCGGGATTTCAGATTCGTCTAAGTCGCCTTCGGCTGTGCCGTCAAACTCAACACCAGCCACAGTCTTGAGGGCTTCCGCCGATAACGCCTCAAGTTCGCCAGCGTCAACTAACTGTTCGCGTTTGTCCATAATCCATGACCGCATAGGCGGGCCACCCCACCCTTTGATTGCGACTCTACCGTTATCTTCCCATGGCTCCATGCCCTCTTCATTAAGCTCGTACTCTTCGGAGCCATGCCGTGCAAACCACGCGCTGATTTCTTGTACGTCGTCAACGCTCAGTTCTTCACCGGACGCCAACTGTTCGGCACGGTTCCACCCCGTATCGGTCATGCCCTGCACGTCTTTGTCGTCATCATCACGCCACTCAAGCACCTCTTCGGCGTGGTTTTGCACCTCTTCGGGTGGGGTAAGGTCGGTTTGTAACGCTTCTATCGCCCCATGCAACGCTTCGGCCTGCATGGGGTTTTCGCCAACCTGAATCTCATTCGAGGGGGCGGCACCGTCAACGACCAACGAGAGGTCGCGCCATTTCTGTATGTCAGTCGCCTTGAAGTCGGCTTCATTGCTGGCAAGCGGCTCAAGTTCTCGAAAGACAAGCGGGCTAACTTCAAGCCGGTCATTCTGGATTTTGCGGGCAATGTCGGGGTCGTCAACCTCGGCTTCATACAACACGCCAACGCCGGGCTTGTAGCCACTCCATGTTACTTCTCCCACCACGGCTTCAACGGGCGTCTGTGCCTTCGCCCCGTCAGCGGTGTGGTTCATGTCCGTGGCAAGTGGCTGGCCTTGCAATCCCTCAGCCGCCTCTTGTAGCGTCTCACGGGGCCATAGCGTTTGTTTGCCACTACCGCCAATGGTTACGTCACCTTCACCAAGAGCCACGCCATGAACGAGTGTGCTGTCTTGTGTGGCGGTGTCGCCGCTGTCAACCGCAAGCGCGGCATAGCCTACGTCAATGCGTTCGCTTTCTGTCATAGGGTAACACCACTTAGGAGGCTGCTCGCCCCGCCTTCAAACGCCTTTACAATAATCCATTTGCCGTTGAAGAACTGAAACGTGTACACCGCAAAGTCAGCGTCAATCGTTACGTCCGGCAGGTCAAAGATTGTCGTGTTCGTTGCCGTGACGGTGATTGTGTTGGTTGCCGCGTTACCAGCGTTGTCCACGACCGTTATTTCTCTGCCTTCGTCGGCTGTCTCAGGGAGGCTCACGGTCGCACTTCCCGCCGCCGTGTCCATGAGCAGCACGTCATCATCATCTTGGGCGGTTGTACTGCCGCTACTCTCACGGCTATTCTCTCTAATATTCGCCTCAATAATGTCGATGAGTGTTGAGTCTGTTAAGCTGGGCAATGTTCGTCCTGTAAGTTGTTCTGCGATTGAGTGTATTTTATCGTGGTCGGTTTCTGACATTATGCTTGAATCCCTGCCGGCAGTCGGTCGTCAATGCTATCTGTGATTTCCGAACCTACCACTAATCTCACATTACAACGGCCGTTAGGGTGGATTGGAGGTTTCAATCTAAATGCGTTGCCGATGAACGTCTGAGGGAGCGCGGCACTTTCCAAGACGCTAATCGTTTTGTTTTCCATTTCATCAAGGCGGAACTGAACGCCGTTGAGGGCCGCACACAGGTCACACGTCCGGCTGTCCATGGCTGCGTCCCACTCCCCGTGTCCGGCGGCTATCTCCGTGTCAGCGTCACGGTTTAGCTCTTGAGCACGTTTGATAGTGCCCGTGCTGTGGGCGTTGATAATCTCACTCCGCGCTATCATGGTCGCCCGGTGCTTGCCGATGCTATCCACGCGGTCGGTAAGGTCGCGGGCTATGTCTCTGGGGCCACGGCCTTCTTGGAACCCTTCGAGTAGTTCATCCCGAACGGCTTGGGCTACGTCGTCACGGACGCTTACGAGGTTTTCGTAGGTGCGTGTATAGAGTTCTCGAAGCGCGCTAATGTGAATCGGACGGGATAGCAATTGCTCGGTGTCACGAACAAAGGACACGTCTAAGTCGTCTAACTGTTGGTGGGCGTTCCGTAGGCCAACGATGTATGCAGCGCGAATGAACTGGTTGCGATCTGGGCCAACGACGGTTAGAAATTCGTCATTCAGTTGTTCCCGAAGCCACGCCAAGAAGCCACGGAGGGCCGTGCGTCGGTTATCCGTCTCAAAGATTTCTTCGGGCGGGTCGTCAACGAGGGCTTCACTCCGAAGGTTGAAGAGGTCTTGTTCATCAATCGCCTCACGGAGTCGGGCGTTGATACGTGACAGTACGCCGCGCAAACGCTCACTGAACTGTTGTTGATGAGTAAACGTATTGGTCGGTGCCCGCTCCGAGCGGTCAAACGTGTACGGGCTAAGGGCTTCGGTGTGACAACAACTCATGCTTTCCTCACTGACGCCAACCTTCCCACCCAAGAATCCGGTCTTTCAAGTCGGCACAGAACGCATTAGGTCGCCCGACGTTGCCACGCATTTCACGCACACACCCGGTGTGTCGGCCACCCATCCCGGCCCACGCCTTCAACGCAATCAGGCGGGCGGGTTGCTCACTATCTTGCCAACTCTGCGGCCACTCAAAGAACCCGTCTTGGAGGGCTTCGGCGTCACCGTCTACCGCGTCGGCAATGTTCCGCATGGCCTCAAAGTCAGCGGTAGGGTCTTCAACGTCAACCTCGGGGGACTCCGTGGCGTCTAACTCGTTAGCTTTGAACGTGCCAACAGGGTTATCTTCGCTTTCGAGAGCCACAATGTACGTGGGGCTATCCTCGGTGGCTTCCACGTCGTCACCGTCCGGGCCGGTGAAGCCCTCGGTGCGAATCTCACTTACAACGCCAAAGCCTTCGGGTGTGTCAACACTGTCACCTTCGTCATACAGCGTGGCAAGAGCCTCAACGTCCATGATGTCGTTCCACGCTTCCCGTGCTGCCTCGGTGTCGGCCATGTCAGCCATTTCATCGGCCATATCTGCTTGTGCCTCGGAGTTCGTGGGGAAGTCCAACACGTCAAGGAGTTCTTCGCGGTCAACCAGCGCGGTCGGCCCAACAGTCGGCCCGGCAGCCGCACTCAAGGCTTGCACGTAAGTATTCATCCGGTCGATTTCTTCGGTATCCAAGGACTTCACCGGGTTTTCCTCTTTCTCAGGCTGAATCTTCATGCGTAAGCCGTCAGTCGGCAAGCCAAGCCGTTCAGCCACCAACTTGAACGCCTGCGTCCAACTCTTTTCCTGCGTCTGTCGCTCTTCGCTAATCGTATCCTGATAGGCTTCGCGTTGGTCGCTGGTAACGTCTCGGTTGATGTCACCGGCAAAGTCAACCGCCAAGGGGAGCGGCGTGGGGAGCGCGCTACTAATCTCGTTGACGTAGTGCATCAACATCGGCTCAAGCTCAGGCACGTTGCCACTGTGTCGCTCAAGGTCAATGTTCGCGTCACTGGTGAGTACGTCGCCCGGCCCCATGGCGTTCAGTTCGCCCTCAGTGTCGCTAATAGAGTCGTCAGTCCACTCAATAATCTCAGTGAACCCATCGCCTTCAACAACCTCAGGTTTAAACTGCGCCGTCCACACGCCGTAGGCCTTGCGTTGTGAGGCTTCAAAGCGGTCGCGCTTGGTTTGCTCGTATTCCTCAATATCCTCACTAACGGGTTCAAGCGCGCTGGTGCCAAACACACCTTCACCCTGTTGCACGTCGCCGCCAATGTCGGGTTCAAGCGTCTGTTTCAGTACGTCGTTCTGACTCAGCGGAATATCCTGTTGGTCAAACCCGTTGTTCCGAAGGCCAAGGATAGATTCGTCGTCAAACTGGATGTAAGCGGCTACCTCATCCCGCTTGGTAAAGTCAACGTCGGATTCGCTAATGTCATCCGGCAAGTCTTCAAACTCGGGTGCAAGCAGGATATTCGTGTTGTTCTCAACTTGTGGGTAGACAGTCTCAGGCCTAATAAATGAAAAGCCACTAATCTGACTTTCGGGATCGTCGGGGTTCTGCTTGAGGTATTCAATTAGGACAGTGCCGCGTGCCCACCGTTGCCAACTGCACTCCTTGCCGAAGTCGTAAAAGTCGCTGTAGCGTTCACCAGCAAAGATGGTCGCCTGTTCAAGAAAGCCACCTTCGGGCGTCTCTTCCGGTGGCTCGGCGTCAATGTCGTCGCGGTTGCCCTCGAAGTATTGGACTGTTGCATCCGGGCCTTCAAGCCGAACGCCGGGTTCCCAGACGTCATGCACGAACTTCCGCAGGTTCGCCCGTGCGATTGTGTTGGTCTTGGCTTGCTCGGCGTATTCGTCAATGTCTTCGGGTGGGTCAATCTCATCAACCCCACCGCCAACAATGTCAACCCGGCTGGAGCGGGTGACAGTCTCACGGGCTTGTGAGAGGGTTGCTTGTAACGCTTCCCACGCTTTGCTTGTTCTACTCATTGATTTCACACCCCGACTTTGATAGTGACGCCATATCTACAACGCCGTTTTCGTCAACAACGTCAGTATCCTCAAGCCGCACTACGTCTTTGTCACTCATAGTTCCCCTTTTGCATTGAGACGCGGGCGTTCCGCCGTGTGACGTTCGTTTGTTGACCGTTGCCGTTCCGCCCCCAATTCGCAAACGCTACGGCGTCGGCATGGTCGTCATGGCCGCCGTCTGGGTGTGACACTTTCATGTATCCGTGTTGGGTAAACTCGTATTCAAGACTGCTTAGTTCGTTCAATAGCCTACGGTGTGACGGTAACGTGAGGTTCGCCGCCTCAACATCCCGCTGTAGTTGTTTGTATAGTTGGTGCTTGCTCTTGGTGGAACTCTTGAACGGCTGGATTACGTCAACGTCATGGCCGAAGTCAACCACGCCCCCGCCCATGCTGTTTTCCTCAACAATCACGGATTCAAAGCCGTGTTCGCGGTGGAGGTCTTTGATTCGGCCTAACACACCGTCCATCGTACTCGTATCTTCGCTGTCCAAAATGTTCACCGTGCCATGTTCGTCAACCGCTGCATACACGGTTCGATCCGTGCCTTCGCGGGCTATGTCAACGCCAAGCCATACCGCGCCGGTAAGCTCCGAATCGCCTGTGAGGTCAGACACCTGCTTGTGCGTGAATAGCGTATCGCCTTCGTCAACGAATTCACCCAAATATTCTTGGGCGAACGTCATGCTGTCTAACTGTTCTTCTTTCTTCCGTAGGAACTCCTCACTAATTAGCGGGCTAATCCGACTCGGCCAATGCGGGCTATACCACTCATCGGCTTGTGAGCCTTCTACGGCGTCATAGAAGTACCCGCTCTTGCCCGCTGGTGTACTAAAGAGGTAGAACTGATAGGAGTCGTGCGTACTGAAAAACGGTTCAATTACCTCGGTGAAAATGCTATCTTTGATATACGCGGCTTCGTCCACGAGTACAACGTTCGGATTCTTGCCCCGGATTTGCGTGCCTTTCGTACCGACTGTCTTTGCCCGAACGCGCCCACCACTGACGCTTTCGTATTCCATTTCGTTATCTGTCTCAAGCGTGAGTGATACGTCACTGCCGGCGACTGTTTGGCGGGCGTGAGCAATCTGATTCTTGAACGCTTCCATCATTTCGCTCACGGTGTCTTCAAATGGCCCGAGGATCATTACATCGGAATTGGTTAGGAACTCATCGGCGGCTATCGTTCCCCCCACCGTGGTCTTGCCGACTTGTCTGCCGGGCTTGACAGCCGTCTGTGTGACGTTCTGACCGGCGTTGTAGTCCAACAAGTCACATTGGTAGTCGAATGGCTCGTAGCCATACAGCGGCTTGACGCGTTCACTACGCGGGCCACGGAATAACTGCTTGATTGTGGCTTCGGCGTCGGATTCGGCTGTGCTCATGGTTGTAACGGGTTCGTAATTACTAAGTTAATGGGTTTCCAATTGGGTCATGCCGTATGGCAGAGCACACAACAATCAGCGTTTCAAAGAACTTGAAGCGTGATATGGACGAACGGCGTGGTGAAGATGAATCGTGGAATGACTACCTCAAGCGTATGCACGGGCAAGACAGTGCCGCTACTGTCACCGTTGAAGCCGAGGATATGCGCCCGGTTATCCGCGAAGAACTGCTTGATGCCATGTCCGAAGCCTCAATCAACGTCACAATTGACGGTGAGAGCGACATGAACGAAGAGGATGTACGCACCATGATTCAAACCGAAATTGACGCACTCAAGGAGGAACTACGCCGATGAATGAAATGTGGGAATTTGAAGGTGAAAAGTATCGTTGTAGCGTGAGAACAGAAGATATTGAAATGCGAGCTTACGATACCCGCGAAGGGAAACTACAACTGGTGCGTAATGAATGGAAAGAAACGGATGGTAGGGAAGATTCACGCACCACCATACAAATGGTTGTGCAAGACGGTGATTCAACCGGCTCAGCATCTCTGAACCTAACCGAAAGCGACAGTGTGAAACTTCGAGACGCGCTTGATAAGATTATTGAGGATTAATCCTCTAAGGCCTGCCGCGCTATCTCGCCCAACTCTTTCGCCGCTTGGTTCTCGGTGTCGTCAGAAGGCATCAACCCGAGTTTGTCTTTCTGACGCATTGAAGTCTTATCCATCCGGTCTAAGTCGAGATTCACCGGGTTAGAATCCTCTACGACGTAGGTGCCGTGTTCGCCGGATCGGTTCTGCTTAGTGATTAGACCCTGTTTCAGCTGTTGTTTTTGCCCTCTCCAGCGTGCATAGTCTCGAATGCACATGAATAGGAGGTCGTCACCATAGGCCGTTAACTTCGCTTCTACGTCATCAAAACACTCCGCGTTCTCTACATCGGCCGTGAAAACCGTCTCAGGGGCGCGCTTAGCGTAGTCGTGCAGCTTACCTAAGATGTATGCTAACGCACTCTCATCGTTCTCTGCAAGCCAATCAAAGAGGTTCACGGGGTCGCTATGAATCCCCGTCTTCATGGCGTTCTGATTGCCTTCCGGCGCACCGTCTGTCTCGGCTAATCCAACGTGGTGACGACAGTACACACTCTCGCCTTTACGCCACGCATTGCACTCAGAGACGTTACAAACACGCTCAGGGTCGCGCTCATCAGATTCTACAGTCATAAACACTCATGGCCTTTGTTTTGTCTGAAACAGCACAGCAGCGGGTTAGGCGTATTTATCCAACGTTGAATCAGGCCGTGTAAAAACCTGTAACACTCGGATGCCGCGTTTTGAACTACCCGGTTTAGGTTTTAGACAATACAACTCTTGGTCTGACGGTGCGCCTACATGGAGGGCCGTGTTCATGCCCTGAACGATTAATCTCTTTCGTGCAATGGAATACAATTCTTTAGCCCATGACATTCGCTGTCCGGGGGCGAACATAGAATATGGGGGGTCGCAATAAACAGTATCAAACGATTGTTTTTCAAAAGGTGGTTCTGTGAGGTCGCATACAATATCTGGCGAAACGCTTTTATCAACATCTGCACGTACATCACCTATTTCAGACAAACCACACGGTAGGTTCAATACATTGCCGGTTAGTTTGGAACGGACTAATTCTTTAATGTCGGGGTGATCTATCCATTCACTCTCAAAGGTTTCATAACCCAAATCTGCCATACCCGTGTATTATCGCACTCCTACTTAGTGGTTCGGGCTACTCTTCAACCGTCAACGAAGCCTCTTCAACACCGGGTTTCAATTGAATTGCACCGTCGTCAGTTACGATAAAGTCGTCATGCTGCCTTGCTTTCTCTCGAAACTGGGGTGTGAAATCAGTCATTCGTGCCATACCAGTAGTGTCGCCTGTAGTCACTTATCCTTTTCCACACCGTTCATCTTCTTGCCGATCATGGTCTTACCCAGATTTGCAAAGTATGCCGCCGGTAACAGTAGAATGCACGTAAACGCCCATAACGGAAGCGTCACGTCTTGGGTGAGCCATGCAACGTGTTGTATCATTTTTCAAAGGTAGTCTGGGTGTCCGTCTGTGTCTCTTTCAACGCTTCGACAAAGGCCGCTACGTCAATGCCACTCGTAATCGTTGCTGCCGTCACACCTATCGAACCGGATACGTCACCTGTAAGGACTAAGCCGAGCATGAATAGTGAAAGTATGAATCGCCCGCCGAGTCGAAAG